ATCTACCAAAGCAGACAGGATATTAAGTGATAAAGTTATTGAAACTATTGAGAAATATGAAGTTTATTTCAAAAAAATAGAAGAGATAGTTGAATTTATTGATGATATTAGAAATCCAACAGGTATATACAAATTTATGAAATCGTATGCAAGAGTAAATGGAACTCAGCATCAAAAAACTATAGAATTTGTAGATAGATCAACTGGAGAAGTAGAATCTAAAAAAGTAGATGATTATTATGAGCCTAATGATCCAGATGAATATGTTATGTGTATCATAGACCATATAAGTTTAATTTCTACTGAAAAAAGAGGAGTAAAGCAATTATCTTTACATGAATCTATAGTAGAATTATCTTCTAATTATCTTATTAGGTTAAGAAATAAATTTAATTATATTCCTATTGTTGTTCAACAACAAGCAAGTTCTCAGGAATCAAATGAGAATAAGAAATATAATAAATTAAAGCCTACTTTAGATGGTTTAGGCGATTGTAAATTAACGCAGCGTGATGCTAACGTTATAATAGGTTTATTTAGTCCGTTTAGGCATGATATTCCTGATTATTGGGGTTATGACATAAAAGCTTTTAAAGATAACATTAGATTTATGGAAATATTAGGTGGAAGAGATGGTGGTGCAGGTACTATTTGTCCTCTATATTTTGATGGAGCTGTTAATTACTTTAGAGAACTACCATTGCCTGATAATATAAAAGGAATTAAGAATGTTTACAGATTATTAAACAAAATAAGACAATAAATTATGGAAAGATTAATAAAAAATAATAAGCTTATTGCTGACTTTATAGGAGCTAGTAAAACTAGTAATTGTAAAGATAATAAAATTGAAGATGAACCTAGTTAAAAAAGTAACTAGGAAATCTATGCTGATAAGATATTCAGGTAGAAGTTCTGATTATATAAGTCCTTCATTTGGATATGGATGTTTATTAAATTGTAGTTATTGCTATATGAAGCGTCATAAAGATCAAGGTCTTGATGTTGCTACAAATATAGAAGATGTTTTAACTGCAGTAAATAATCATTCTGTCTTTGATACAGTAGAAAAGCCTAATCAGACAGACAAGGAGTTCGTAACGTACGATATTAGTTGCAATGAAGACTTTGCTTTACATAGTAAATACTATGACTGGGAGAAAATATTTAAATTTTTTAGAGATCATAACAACGCCAAAGCAACATTAGCAACTAAGATAATTCCTGATAACTTTCTAAAATTTAACCCTTTTGGAAAAGTTAGAATAAGGTTTAGCTTAATGCCTCAGAAATTAAGTACTATTTTTGAGCCAAATACTCCAAAGATACTAGATAGGATAAAGGCAATAAATAGATTTTATAAAGCAGGATATGATGTTCATGTTAATTTTAGTCCAGTGATATTATATAAGAACTGGGAAAAAGATTACATAGAGCTATTTGAAATGCTAAATAAATATGTTGATGATGACATAAAGAAAGATGTCTTAGCAGAAGTAATATTCTTAACCCACAATAAATTAAAACATGAGACAAATTTAAAAAATAAATTAAAAAAAGAAAATATACTGTGGAATCCTAAATTACAAGAAAATAAAACTTCAGAATATGGAGGAAATAATGTAAGATATAAAAGGGATTTAAAAAGACATAGTATAAGACAATTTAAAAGAATACATAATCAAATTATACCTTGGAATACAATAAGGTATATATTTTAAAAACAGTAAATGAAATAATAAATGAATTTACCAAGTGAGAAAATAAAAGCAACTGGTGTAAATCCAGAAACAATGGTTATCTTTAGTCAACCTAAAATGGGTAAGACTTCAGCAGTAGCTAATTTAGAAAACTGTTTAATTATAGATATAGAAAAAGGTAGTAATTTTGTAGATGCTCTAAAAATTAATGTAATAGAGGAAGCTAAAAAAGAAAAAAAACTACCTATTGTAGTATTAAAGAAATTAATTAACAGCATTGCTAAAAAAAATAAAGAAGCTGGAAAATATGTGTATCGTTATATTGCTTTAGATACAGTATCAGCGTTAGAAGAAATAGTAATACCATTAGCAGGTAGTATGTATAAATCTACTCCTATGGGACGTAATTGGGAAGGAGACTCAGTCCTCACATTACCTCAAGGAGCAGGATATTATTACATAAGAGAAGCTTTAAATAACATTATTAATAGTCTAAGCAGTATTTGTGAAACATTAATAATATTAGGTCACGTTAAAGATAAGCTTATAGAAGTAGAAGGAAAGGAAATGAATGAAAGAGGTTTAGCTTTAGCAGGAAAATCACCAGCAATTATATGTTCTCAAGTAGATGCTGTAGGTTACTTTTATAGAGATGAAAACGAAGGAAGAATTAATTTCAAACCTTCTGAATCTTTATTATCAGGAACTAGAGTTAAGCATTTGAGAAATCAAGACATACTTCTTTCTGAATTTGATGAAGAAAAACAAGAAGTAGTGACGCATTGGGATAAAATTTTTAAAAACTAATAAAAAAGAATAATATATATGATTAATTTAAATGAAGTAAAAGAAAAGTCCATTTCAATTTTTAATGGAGGTGAAGCAGGTGTAGCTAAAGGTAAGCTAACTAAAGTAGAAAAAAAGCAACCAGGTGATGCACAAGGATCTCCTGATTTTAAAGTTTTCTTTGAAGATAAAGAAGGAGAAACTAACATTGCTTTTTATGTACCAGATGGCCAAGATGAAGTTAAATCAAACAGAGAACTAGCAAGACTACTTAGTTTAGCTAGAGCTTATTTTGGAGATGATTTTGAATTTCCAAAAGTAAAAAGTTACGAAGAAGCGTATTCTGTAGTACTAAAAATGCTTAAAAAAGAATGTGTAGGGGAACCATTTAACTTATTTGTATGCTTTGGTTATGATGCTAAACCTAGTAGTTTTCTAGGAGTAAGAAAATTTGATTTTGTAGAATCAGGTAAAGTATCTATTGAAGATAGTAAACTAAAAGTTAAAAAATCAGATGTAATGGAAAGATTACAACCTGATGGTGCAGATAATAAAAAAGATTCAATTTTTGATGAATCTATGGAAGAATTAGGAGATGATTTTGAAGATGAAGATGATATTATGTAATATCTTATAATATAGGGGGGAATAATTTCCCCCTTTTTAATTAAATTTACAAAGATATGAAAGAAGAAATAGTTAAATTTGAAACAGCCAAGTTAGCCAAAGAAAAAGGGTTTTTTTATAAAACAGCTCAATTTTATCCTACTGAAAATCCACATTCTTATAACAAAGATTTACAAGGTGTAGGAATATTAGGTACTTTACATGAAAATAATTTATATAAAAAATATACAGAAATACATGAAGAATCAGGGTTATTAGAATATCAAATAAATACTTATATTTCTGCACCAACTCAAGCTTTATTACAAAAGTGGCTAAAAGACAAGCATAATATTATTGTACTATCAGAACCAGTTTTAGGATTTAGTCATATAGAATTTTCAATGTCTATATATACTAAAAAAAATATATTTTCTTTAACTAAATTTCATGTTTCTTCAAATAAAAGTTATGAAGAAGCATTAGAAGCAGGATTAATAGAAGGATTAAAACTAATAAAAAGTTTATAATAATAAATTTAAATAAAAAGACATGAGCGTAATATCAGAAGAAATAATAAAAAGAAGTGAAGACATAAAAAGGAAGCAGCAAGACTTATTAAAAGCGTTTTATGCAGAAAATTATGTTTATACACAAATTGAAATAAATTCTTTAAATGTATTTACAATAATTTAGTATGCTTAATTTAAATAAAAAGCTAGTAACTAAAGATGAATTATTAAAGCATGTAAGCCCATTAGATATATTTAATTTTTATTCAGGACAAGAACTAAAATTAAAAAAAGTAACTTTATCTCCTTTAAGAGAAGAAAAAAATCCATCTTTTGCATTATTTGCATCAGGTAATGAGATATTCTTTAAAGACTTTGTATTAGGAGGTGGAGATTGTATAAAATTTGTTAAATTAATGTTTGGATTAAATTTCATGGATGCATTAAGTAAAATAGTAGTTGATTTTGATCTTAGAGATCATTTTCTATATAAAGAAGTTTATAGAACTGTAAATAATAACTTTAAAAAAGTAGATCAAAAAAAAGTTATTAAAGAACAAAATGAAACTATGCTTAACATAAAAAAAAGAAGATGGAAAAAGCATGATATTATGTTTTGGAGTAGTTTTGGTATTACATTTAATACCTTAAAACATTATAGAGTTTTACCTGTTGAATATATATTTTTAAATAATAATATAATAAAAGCAGATAAATATGCCTATGCTTTCATAGAAGAGAAAGATGGTATAAAAACTTATAAAATATATCAACCATTCAATAACAAAATAAAATGGCTTACAACACACGATAATTCAGTATGGCAAGGTTGGGAACAACTTCCAGAATCAGGTTATAACTTAATAATCACTAAATCTTTAAAAGATATTATGGCTATTACTTCTATAATGGGTATTAACTCAACTGGTTTACAAAATGAAGGAGTTAAACCAAAAGAAAGTATAGTTAAAGAATTAAAAAATAGATTTGAAAACATATATTTACTATATGACAATGATTTTGATTCAGAAACTAACTGGGGTAGACAATTTGGAGAAAAAATAAGTAAACTTTTAGATGTTCC